AAACACGGTGGAGGTTTACTGCTTTACACAGCACCAGGGACGCTGATTTTTTCTCAGCGGGAGTCTCTGGCAAAAGAGGCATTGGCAGATGGGGCCGAGTACATTCTCTGGGTGGATTCGGATATGAGGTTCCCGAAAAACACGTTGGAACGGTTGCTTCATCACGGCAAGTCTATTATCGGCGTTAACGCGGTAACCAGAAGAAAACCCGTATTGCCAACGGCGATCAATTTTCACGAGGACAAAGAGATTTTTGAGAAGATTGAAAGTCGCGGAAAGACCGGTATTGAACACGTTACTGCCGTGGGCTTTGGGGTGGTGTTGACACACCGATCTGTCTTCGAGACTATGCCTCAGCCTTGGTTTGATGTAGTATGGGGAGCGGGTGGTCTTATCGGCGAGGATGTTCACTTTTGTGTTAAAGCCTTAGATCACAATATTCAGACGTTCGTGGATCACGAATTGAGTCTTGAAATAGGACACATAGGGACGCACGAATTTCGATGGAGCGATGTCGAATATGGCCCTAAGCACTTACAGCGAACTGCAAACAACGATAGCTAATTATCTAAGCAGAGATGATCTTACTGCCGCGATCCCAGATTTCATCCAGCTTGCAGAAATACGCTTGCGTAGAGATTTACGCTTGCGGCAGATGCTTACACAAACATCAATCACGGCAACCGGTGGGGTCGCTACGATTAGTCTCCCTAGTGACTTCTTGCAAACGAGGGATGTGTTCATTGACTCTGATCCCGACTTCCCGATTACCTTTGCAACGCCAAGCGTCTTCATCAGAAACGGTCGGACGAACCAGAGTGGTATACCGACTTTCTACACGATCCTTAGCACAACGATTCAATTTGCACCGATTCCTGACAGTAATTACACGGTCAAGATCCTTTACTTTGCCGCGCCTACATTTCTTTCTTCTGCCAATCCTACAAACACATTCCTGACGGTCTGCCCAGACGCTCTTCTGTATGGGGCTTTGGGTGAGGCTGAACCTTATCTGATGAACGATCCTCGGTTGCAGACCTGGGGTGCTCTGTATGATCGGGCAATTGCATCTCTAACGAAGTCCGACGAGGAAAGCCAGTATTCCGGTGTTCCTCTTGTTATGACCCTGGCGAAGCGATGAAAGTCAATTTTGGCGAGTGGTTGCCAGATCAGCCTGGGGTTGCTGGTGCGCTTGTAGACGCGAAGAATGTCATCCCGCAGCAAGTAGGGTATGGTCCTCTCCCAGCGCCTGCTGAATGGTCTAATGCAGCCGCAGAGACTCTTAGTTCAGTGGTCGCCGCCTCTGCTCCTAATGAAGCGGTTACGGTTTTTGCTGGAGGGAGCACAAAATTATTTAAGCTCGAAACCAACCTCAGTCTTTCCAATGTTTCCAAAGCCGGTAACTACGTTACCCCATCGGGACAGAAATGGCGTTTTACGCAGTTTGGTAATAGGTTGGTTGCTGCAAACGGGGGTGAACGTCTTCAAGGTTTTCTGATGGGGACATCATCGTTGTTCGCGGATTTAGGTGCAGCAGCTCCAAAATCACGGTACATCACCACAGTCAGGGACTTTATTATCGCGGGTTTCAACAATGGAGCGACAGTCTATCCAAATCGCGTTGAGTGGTGTGCCTTGGGCGATGAGACAGATTGGACTCCATCTGCTCTTACACAAAGTGACTTTCAGGATATCCCTGATGGAGGTCACGTTAAGGGTCTCGCTGGTGGAGAGTACGGGGTGGTCTTCATGGACCGTGCAGTGGTGCGGATGTCGTATGTTGGCAGTCCGCTCGTGTTTCAGTTTGACACGATTTCCAGGGGTTTGGGATGCATGGAACCAAACTCAGTGATTCAGTACGCTGGTATCTCATTCTTCCTATCGGATGATGGGTTCTATCAGTGCAATGGACAAGCAATTGAGTCAATATCGGTTGAAAAGGTCGACCGGTGGTTCTTCAACAACGTAGATATTTCTCAGCTCTCGACGATGAGTGCGGCGGTAGACCCGCTCAAAAACCTTGTGATCTGGTGTTTCAAGAACACGGCGCAAGGGGTAAATGTCTTGATTTACAACTTCAATCTTAAGAAATGGTCTTATGGTGAGGTGAATGTGGACACGATTTCATCGTCCACGGCAATCACAACAACTTCTGGGGCTGGCCTGACTTTAGAGAATTTAGATGCTTATGGAAGTATTGATTCGTTGCCAGCGAGCTTAGATTCTTTCGGGTTCACGGTGACATCTAATCTGCTTACAGGAACGCTCGGTGCAAAGATTGTGGCGTTTTCGGGTTCGCCACTTACGGCAAATATCATCACTCCCGATCTTTCATTGAACGATACACCGAGTGTCGTGACATTGGTAAGGCCCGTGATTGATGACGGTTCTTGTTCCGTTCAGATCTCATCAAGAAAACGTCTAGGGCAAGTTGCACAATTTGCTGGTTCAATTTTTACGGCAAACAATGACAACCGAATTGGTTTACGGTCTGCGGGTACTTATCATCGCCTTCAGGTCATTCCTTCTGGGGTATGGACATCAGCCGTTGGGGTTGATGTCACAGTTGTACCACAGGGGCTGAGATGATCTTCCGCACATTACCTCCGTTTGGTGGTGACTCTAGAGCGGTGGCTGAAATCGTTCGCGGGATTATGGACGGGAAGACCAATAACACGGGTACGGTAACCCTTAACACGGGAAACGCCACCACAACCACGATTACAGACGCTAGGATCGGGGTAGAGAGCAAGATTATTCTTATCCCGTACTCTGCGAATGCTTATACATTTGGGCTTCCCTACGGGGCGTTTTTCGACCTTAATGACCAAACAGCTGCAAGTACAACTACGGCTTATCCAGTTACGTTTTCCAACACTGATTTGTCAAACAATGTCTATCTGTCGAACTCATCAAGAATAAACGTAAGGGTCGCGGGAAAGTACAATGTACAGTTTTCTGTACAGTTTGCGAACGCAGACACGCAGATTCGCGACTCAGATTTGTGGCTTAGAAAGAACGGCGTAAACGTAGCAAACTCAAATTCTCAGTTTTCGATTCCAAGCAGTCATGGCGGTATTGAAGGTCATTTGATTGCCGCTCTTAATTTATTCGTTGATCTCGCGGCAAATGATTACGTTGAGCTTGTCTGGAGCGCGACAAATACTCAGGTAAGGCTTGAGCATATTGCGGCCCAGGCTTCCCCAACAAGACCCGCTACACCGTCAGTAATTTTGACCGTACAGCATATTTCTGGTGGCCCAATCGTTTATGTTTCATCAGTTACCAATGGATCTGCAACGATCACACATTTTGCAAATAATGTGGCAGACGTGACTTTTGGTTATGTGGTAGTTGGATGAACGTGGAATACATAAAGCCGGAGCATTTAAGAAAGATATGGCCTTTTGTTAGGAATGGCCTCGAAATCATTTTGACAAAAAGTCCGGAGTCATGGATACCAGAAGACATTTATTCGGATTGTTTCACGGGCAAATCAATGCTTTGGGTGTTTGTTGAAGACCGACCCTGCGGCTTTGTAGTTTTGCAGCCAATAGGCGATAATTTGCATATTTGGTGTGCGTATGGCAAGGGAGACTTTGATTCTGGTTTAGATCATGTACTCCGGATCGCAAAAGAAGGTGGCGCAAAGACGATCAGCTTTGACTCATGGCGCAGGGGTTGGAATCATCGTGCTCAGGAGTTGGGTTTTCGACCAAGGAGATGGGTGAGAGGGGTTTAATATGGCTGGTGGATCAACAAACACAATCACAAGGACGGAATTAGACCCGTCCATGCAGCCGTATGTTCAGTACGGTTTGTCTGAAGCTCAACGTCTTTATGCCACAGGTGGCCCACAAGCCTACACTGGGGCAACTTATATTGGCCCATCACAACAGACCCAAGCCGCTCTATCTGCGATGCAGACAAGGGCGATGCAGGGGAATCCTCTTGTGCCTCTTGCCCAGCAACAACTTGCCGGTCAGATCGGCGGTGCTCAGGCAACCGCACTTCAAAGCCAATTTAATCCTTTGTTGCAAAGCACGATTTCGGGTAGTTACCTGAACCCAAATCCTTATCTGACTCAGGCACTACAGCCTGGGTTCTCTCAAGCAACGCAGTCTTATCAAGATGCTATCAATCAGATGAGGTCTAAAGCCTCTGCCTCCGGAAGATATGGGATGAACGAGGCTCTTATGTCTCAGGAGGCTCGCGCTCAAGGTGCGTTAGCAAATGCGCTAACTTCCCAAGCAGGACAACTGGCTTATCAGAACTATGCAGATGAGCGAGCAAGGCAACAATCCGCGTTAGGTCTCAGTGCGAATCTTTACGAGCAAGAGAAGGCTAGACAACAAGCGGCTATCGGTGCTGCGCCAGGTCTCGCCGCTCAAGACTACACAGACATTGCACAACTTGCTCAGGTAGGACAAACGGCAGAGCAATACCAACAGGCAGCTCTTGCGGATGCCATTCAGAAGTTCAACTACCAACAGCAACAGCCTTACGCGAACCTACAGTCATTTTTGTCGGCGGCTTACGGATCGCCGATGGGTATGCAAACCATGCAACCGACGTACTCTAATCCGTTAGCGGGTGTCCTTGGTGCGGCATTGGCAGGAAAGGCTTTGTTGACATAATGGCTGGTCCAGAAATAGCTCTTGCTGCTGAAGCCATCGGAGCATCTGCTGCCGCTCAGGGTGTGGCGTCTGCTGCCGCCGCTGCTGAGGTTGCCGCATCTGCTGCACTTGCTGGTGAAGCTGCGACTGCGGCTGGTACTGCCGCAAATGCGGTGGGTGCTACTAACCCATTCTTGTCTAGTGCGTATGGTGCTTTGCCTGGGATGACGATGGGTTCTGAACAGGCCGCAATGTTGGCTGCTCAGACAGGAGAATTTGGTCTGCCTGGTCTTATGTCTACAGGTGGTTCCGCAACGTATTCAGGTGCTGGCGGTCCGTTAGCAAAGGCTTTGTTTTCTTCTGGTACGCCTACGGCATCGAGAATGGGTCTTCAGGGCATCAATATGTTGCAACAGTCTCAGCCAAGACCTATGGGTCAGGCTCCAGGGATAAGAAAAGGACAATCCTTGCAGGCTCCCAATATTGCGTCGCTTTTGCCTCAGCCGATTCAACGTAAACGCTTGTCGCTTTTGTGAGGACATGATGGACGAATATTTGCAAAGATTGTTTGGTTCCGGACCTTCTTACTTGGGGCAGCTCATGGGAGAAGATGCTGAGAGACTTCGTAGAGAAGCACAGAACCAAGGATTGCTTGGAACGGGAATTGGCTTACTGATGGCCTCCGGTCCTTCTGCACAACGACAGAATATTGGTCAGATCATCGGTCAGGGGTTGATGACCGGACAACAAGCGTACCGCGGTGCTATTCAGCAAGCCTTACAAGACAAGATGATTGGCTTGCAACTTAGTGAAATAGCAAAAAAACAAAAGGCTGAACAAGCAATTCCTGGTCTTATTCAAGGTGCTATGGTTGCTCCGCAGAGACAGTTTACGGATTTAGAGCGCATGGAGATGCCGACTCCTTCTGTAACAACAGGTCCGGCTCAATTAGACATCAACAAACTGATAAGCACGGCAACTGCTGCTGGAGTTCCGCTGGGTTCTGTATTGCCGCTAGCAAAAAGCATCGGTGAAATAACACAGCGTCCCACAAAAGAGGTTGGCGGTGCATTATTTGAACTTCAAGATGGCAAGTGGGTAAAAGTTGCCGGTAATCCAAAGACGAGTACGGCAACAATATTTCAAGATGGTCGAAAACAAACGGTTGCTGTTGATGAAGCGGGGAATATTGTTGGTTATTTGGGCGGGACAGAAGCTCCACCGACAAGCAAAAGGTCTATTCAAACTATTTACGACACAAGCGGGAAAGAGCGTAAAGTAGTTTTTGATGAGGTAACTGGCACTTATACTGAAATAGGTAGTGTTAAGGCTGGCGAAGTGAAAACCCCATCGCTCATGGACTTGGCTTTTGCTCAAAATAAAATAGACCCATCTACTCCTTTATCAGAAATCACGCCAGAAAACTTAGAAAAAGTATTTAACACATACGCTCGTTTTCGACAGGGAACGGATAAACCTGAAACCGTTGTAAACATAACAGAAGGGCAAAAGGGTTTAGAAAATGAGATTCGAGTATCAAGTCAATTTAAGGGAGAGCCGGTTTATAAAGCATTTCAAGAAGTAAAATCTGCGTATGGTCAAATTACAAATGCAATCGACCTTCGTTCTCCGGCGGGGGATTTGGCTGCCGCAACAAAAATTATGAAACTGCTAGATCCTGGTTCCGTAGTTAGAGAATCAGAACTTGGCATGGCAATGCAAGCAACAGGATTAGTAGATCGAATTAGAGGGTTTGCTGACAATGTAATAAAAGGAACAAAACTAACAGAGCAGCAACGAACGGATTTCAGAAGACTAGCGGACTCTTTGTATGCAGATTCCGCAAGATCTTACAATTCAAAGCTAGGTGAATACCAAAATCTTGGCGCTCGGTATGGATTAAATACAAGTGCGCTTGGGTCTCCGGTGGACATTACAGAGGCCGCGCCAAAGCCACCAGCACAACCATTGCTTTCGATATCACGAGAAGCAGCAGCGGCAGAGCTTCGCAGACGCAGGCAAGGGGGATCATGATGGACTTAAGCAAACTATCTGATTCGGATCTTGAGGCTATCGCCGCTGGAGACTTGTCGAAAGTTTCAACATCGGGCTTGAGATATATTCTCAATTATGAGCGTACGGAAGCCTTAAAAAAACCTATTAGAGAAATGCTTGAGATGGGGCAAACTCCTGTTGAGTTGCCATCTCCAGGTGGCATTGGAAGACAGGTTGGTTTAACAGCACGAGGCTTAATAACAGGCTTGACATCTATCCCAACAATGATTGCTGATCCAATAACGGGTTTAATGAATCTTGCGGCTGGTCGACAAGTAGCTGTCCCGCCGAGTGAAACGGTGCAATCTTTATTAAATATGATTTTACCGAAACCGGAAACTCCTAGAGAAAGAGTTGCTCAGGATGTTGTTTCTGCTCTTTCTGGAACGGGAGCCGCGGTTAGGGGTGCTAGATATTTAAGTGAAACAGCAAAAACCCCGACTGTACGACGTACTGCTGAAGTTCTCGCAAGAGATCCTAGAGCACAAGCAGCGGCGGCGATTGGAGGGGCTACTGCTGCGGGTGCTGCTAGGGAAGAAGGTGCGGGTCCATTGACACAATTAGGCGCTGGAATCATTGGCTCGGTGACGCCAGCAGGGGCGCCAGGGGCGGCAAAAAGTGCAGCACAAGTTGCCAGAGCTGTAGTGCAACCGTTTACCCAAGAAGGACGAGAGGTCATTATTGGGAATGTACTCAGACGGTCGGCAACGCTTCCCGACGAGGCCGCTACAAGAATGGCGAGCGCCCCAGAATTTATTCCTGGGTCTATGCCAACAATGGCAGAGGCGGCAAGAGATCCTGGACTATTAGGGCTTCAGGGTCCAGTGTCTAAAATCTTTGATCCACAAAATCTTATTGGCGAAAGATTATCGAGGCAGAATTTAGCTAGGATGCAGGAATTTGAAAGGTTTGCCGGAACCCCAGAAAGTCTTGAGGCAGCAAGAGCGACGCGAGGAACGGTCACCAAACCAATGCGAGAAGAAGCGTTTTTAGCTCAGGCAGAATTTGGGCCAGTGTCATCAGATGTACTTAATCCAGTAAAAGCAACAATTGCAGACATCATTAAAGGCGAAACTGGTGGTTCAAAACCAATTCGTGACACGATGAAATTTGTTCAGGGTTTGATTAGAGATGTGGAAGAAGGGGGAGTTCTTACACCTCAACGACTTTATGGAATTAGAAAAGATATTCGTATGGCCCAAGAGGGTTTGTTTGATAAGGAAGATTTTCGGGCAAGGCTTGCGGCACAAGAACTTTCTGAGGTTAGAAAAGTATTGGACGATGTGATTGAATCAGTGGCACCTGGTTTCAAGTCTTATCTGTCGGAATATCGTCAAATGTCTCAGCCTGTATCGCAAATGGAATTATTGCAAGACATTGGTAGAAGAGCACAAGTAGCAGCTCCAGATATAACCGCGGGGGTTACATCAGTTCCTATTTTTAGCCAAGCAAAATTAAAAAATCAACTCTTAACAAGAGCGGCTGAGATTGATCGCACATTATCAACTGAGCAAAGAGCGATGCTTGATAATTTAATGAAAGACCTAGATAGAACGGCATCATTAACATCCGCGGTCGCAAGAAGACCTGGCTCGGATACCTTTAAAAACTTTTCTACTGCTAATTTGATAGGGGCAATGTTTTCGGATGTTCTTGCAACCACTACTACAGTAAAATCTTTAGCAAGACCACTAGATTTTTTATATAAATTACCGGATCAGCAAATTGCTGACCTTATGGTCGAGGCAATGCTAGATCCGAAACTAGCTTCGCTAATGATGCAAAAAGCATCTAAAATGACGGTTGAGCCTGTATCCAAAGCATTACGAAAAAAAGTTGAGGATTTAGGTTTTGCGCCGTTGATTTCAGGGATGCAAACGGAGTAATCATGGCAAAGACAAAGATTTCAGAGTTCTCCTCAACTCCAAACAACAATACTGATATTGACGGGATCAATATTGCTGAGGGTTGTGCTCCTAGCAATATCAACAACGCGATTCGGGAGTTGATGTCGCAGCTCAAGAATCAACAAGCTGGCTTGGATGGAGATACGTTTACATCGTCAGATGTCTTGACGGTACAGGGTGTCGCTGCTAACGCAGGGCGAATCAGACTTGGGGAAGATTCGGACAACGGCACAAATTACACGGAACTAAGAGCCGCGGCATCTCTTGCAGCAGATGTGACATTTGTTCTTCCCTCTGCGGACGGTGCGGCATCATCGGTCATCCAAACAGATGGATCAGGAAATTTATCGTTTCAAGCCTCAACAGGAACAGGGAATGTCGTTAGAGCGACTTCCCCTGTTCTTACGACTCCAGATTTAGGAACACCTTCTGCGCTGACGTTGACAAATGCAACAAGCCTCCCGATTGTTGGTGGAACAACCGGAACGCTCACGGTGGCACGAGGTGGAACGGGTGGTACAGATGCGGCAACTGCTCGGTCCAACTTAGGCGTAACAGCTACGGGCCAAGATACAGCCTACGCATTCCGATCAAACGATCTTTCGGATTTAGCTTCAGCATCGACCGCACGAACAAATCTGGGTTTAGGGTCGATTGCTACCCAAGCAGCAAATTCCGTTTCTATTTCCGGCGGGTCAATCTCAGGCATCACAGACCTTGCCATTGCGGACGGTGGCACTGGAGCGTCTACAGCAGCGGGTGCTCGTACAAACTTAGACGTTCCTGCAAACAATGGGACAGGTGCTTCAGGCTCGTGGAATATCAATGCGGCAACGGCTACATCCGCAACCTCTGCTACCACCGCAACCAATCTTGCCGGTGGTGCAGCAAACAAGATTGCGGTGCAAACCTCTGCGGGTGCTACGTCATTTATTGATGCTCCTACGACTGCCTCAACCTTCCTGCAATGGAGTGGTGCTACTTTTGCCTGGGCAGCCGCAAGTGGTGGTGGTGGAACGACTACTAATCCTGCTACCTTTAATAATTCTGGGTCGGGCGCAGCATCGGGTACGACGTTTGATGGTTCCGTAGCAAGGACGATCAGCTATAACACAGTTGGAGCGCCATCAATTACCGGTGCCAATGCAACTGGTACATGGGCAATTGATATTTCTGGTCAGTCAGCACAAACGGCTGCAATTTTTGGTGGCGGCACTAATCGGATTGTTTACCAGACTGCCGCAAATACGACATCGTTTATTACTACCCCAACAGTCACTGATACCTTTCTTAAATGGAATGGAACGGCGTTTACTTGGGATACTTCTGCCGGTGGCGTTACTTCTGTAACTGGAAGCGCTCCTGTCAATTCAAGCGGTGGATCGACTCCTGCGATCAGTCTTGCCTCTGGTTACGGTGATACGCAGAATCCTTACGCGAGTAAGACTGCTAACTATGTCCTAGCCTCTCCTAATGGCTCATCTGGAGTTCCGACATTTAGGGCCTTGGTAGCGGCTGATGTTCCTACGCTAAATCAAAACACAACAGGAACCGCAGCGAGTATCGCAAGCGGTGCGGCAAATCAATTGCTTTACCAATCTGGTACGTCAACCACAACCTTTGCCACTGCACCAACGGTTAGCAACACTTACCTGAAATGGAATGGAACTGCTTTTGCTTGGGATACGCCAACAGGAACGGGAACCGTAACGTCAGTGGGTCTGACGATGCCAACAGGCTTTTCAGTGACCGGATCGCCTGTTACAAACTCGGGTACGTTAGCCGTTACAACATCATTGAATGGCATTCTTAAAGGTAACGGATCGGGATTTACTACAGCTACTTCAGGAACCGATTACGCTCCGGCCACAAGCGGAACATCAATTTTGTACGGTGATGGTTCGGGTGGTTTTTCTAATGTCACCATTGGTAGCGGGCTATCGTTTTCCACAGGCACACTTAGCGCAACAGGAGGCGGTGGCGGCACAACAACCAATGCCTTGACACTGAACAATTCGGGTTCTGGTGCGGCGTCTGGGACAACCTTTAATGGTTCTACAGCCGTTACACTTTCCTACAACACGTTAGGTGCTGCACCAGCTCCTACGGGTACAAGTTCGCAGTTGCTTGCTAACGATGGTGCAAGTGGATTTTCTAATGTTAATGTTGGCTCGGGGTTAAGTTTAGTTGCAGGAACATTGACAGCAACAGGTGGTGGGGGCGGCGGTTCTTCTTCTCAGCTTGAATACTTAACAAGTATTACGGCAAACTATACGATTGCAAACACGGCCAATGCAATTGGCATAGGGCCAATCACAGTAGCGAGTGGTGTGAGTGTGACTGTCCCTTCAGGGTCAAACTGGACTGTCTTAAAGAGTACGGCGCTGGCAGCGCTTTATTAAACGAGGATTATATGTCTGCTTTAATTATCAAAGGCAATACATCGGGGGCAGGGTCACTGACACTGCAATCAGCCAATACATCATCAACCACGACGCTGACGCTTCCTGCAACAGACGGCACTTCAGGCCAAGCCATTACAACGGATGGTTCAGGCAACCTGACGTTTACTACCGTCGGTGGAGGTACAACCACTAATGCGTTGACCATGAATAACGCTGGTTCTGGTGACGCATCAGGAACCACGTTCAACGGTTCAGCAGCGCGTACCTTGAGCTATAACACGCTCGGCGCAGCGGCTACAGGTGCATCTAATACGTTTACCGCTGCACAAACATTTCGAGCAGCTAATGCGGTTAGGTCTGAAGCAGCAAGCACTCAAGATGCCGTTGTTGTAGCAGGTAGAGCAGGCGGCACAAGTTCGTATGCGGTGACGCTTACGCCAACGACATTGACGGCAAACAGAACGGCTACGTTTCCTGATGAGTCGTTTACGGTTGGGTTTAGGAACGTCCCAGCCGTTGGCACAAAAACTTCAAGTTATCAACTAGCCGTTGGTGATGTGGGCAAATATGTGCAGATAGGTTCAGGTGGGTCAATTACGATCCCAACAAGCACATTTGCTGAGGGCGATGTTATCAGTCTGTTCAACAACACCTCGGGCAGCATTACGATTACCTGTTCTGCGCCTACCGCTTACATTGCTGGTACAGACACCATCAAAACATCCATGACGCTTGCTACACGAGGTGTGGCAACGGTTTTGTTCTATAGCGCAACAGCTTGCGTTGTATCTGGAAACGTATCATGACAGGCATTCTTCTTTCTTTGCTTGGCTCCACGTTTGGTGGAGGCGGCGGTGGTGGCTACACCGTCATCCAAACCTTTACAGCTACCTCTACGTGGACTTGCCCTGCTGGTGTTACAGAGGTTGAGTATTTGGTTGTGGCTGGTGGCGGGGGTGGTGCCAGAACGTCACTAGCGGGTAATAGCGAAGGCGGGGGTGGAGGCGGTGCTGGTGGATTCAGAACTGGAACTGGTTTAAGTGTTACCGCTGGAACTGATTACACAGTAACTGTAGGTAGTGGTGGTGCTGGCGCTTCCACATCAGACACCAATGGCACAGTTGGTTCTAACTCTGTGTTTTCCACAATTACTTCCGCAGGCGGTGGTTACGGCGGAAAGATAGACACGGCTGGCGGCAACGGCGGTTCTGGTGGCGGTGGTGGATCTGGAACAGTAGGAGGCGCCGCTGGTGGGTTAGGAAATACCCCAGCAGTAACACCATCGCAAGGAAATAACGGTGGTGTAGGTCAGCAAGCAAGCGTAGGCGGCGGAGGCGGCGGCGCTGGTGGTAATGGTGCTCCTTCTGCCGCCACACCAGTTTTAAGTGTAGGAGGGGCTGGAGGTGCTGGCGCAACTTCCTCTATTTCTGGAACCAGCACGACTTACGCAGGCGGCGGTGGCGGTGGTCAATACTATACTGGTGGAGCAGGTGGCTCTGGCGGTGGTGGCGCTGGCGGCGGTAGTGGTAGCGCAGGTACTAGCGGCACAACAAATACCGGCGGTGGCGGCGGTGGTGGTAGCCGAAATGGAAATGGCGGCACAGGCGGCTCCGGCATTGTTATCCTCAAGTACACCGTAGCATCCCAAACCGTATTTACGTTCAAAGGAACGACCACTTGGAAATGCCCGACAGGTGTTACCAGTGTTGACTATCTTGTGGTTGCGGGTGGTGGTGGGGGTGGTGGTATTGGTGCAAACGGTACGACTGCCTCTGGAGGTGGTGCTGGCGGATTTAGAACTGGGACGGGGTTATCTGTTAGCGCAGGAACCAATTACACAATTACTGTTGGAGGTGGTGGTAATGGTGGTGGTGTTGGATCAAGAGGTTCGTTAGGTAGCGATTCGTCTATAGCTGGCTCACCTATTACAGAAAGCCCGTCTGGTGCGGGTACAAATACCTTTAAATCTTATGGCGGTGGGGGTGGTGCAACTGATGGAAACTTTAATGGTCAAGCTGGTGGGTCAGGTAGTGGGGCATCAGGAAATGGGACAGTAGGTTCAGGTAATTCACCCAATACATCACCATCTCAAGGCAATAACGGTGGTACTGGAATATACAGTGGGCCAAACTGGGGTGCTGGTGGCGGAGGTGGTGCTGGAGCCGTTGGAGGTAATGGAACAACTACTACAGGTGGTGTTGGTGGTGCCGGTCAATCATCATCTATTTCTGGATCATCAGTTACCTATGCTGGCGGCGGTGGCGGTGGTGTTTGTAACAGTACCAGTGGCGGTGCCGGTGGTAGTGGCGGTGGTGGCGCTGCTGGCCCAACGGCTGGAAGCAGTGGTGTTGCGGGAACTGCTAATACTGGTGGTGGAGGCGGCGGAGCTGTTAGTAGTACTGGGGTTGGCGGCAGTGGAGGCAACGGCGGCTCCGGTATCGTCATCATAAAAATAAATCAATAAGAGGGTCTATGACAACAAAGGTATTTAGGTTTTTGGGGATTGACACAGCAATGCACTTGCTTCGTCCAGGTGCAAAGTGGGAAATATCAAACAACGTCTTTACTCGGTGGGATGATCCACGGCCATGCCCAAGCATTGAAGAAGTGTATTGGGTTATTGACAAGATCAGAGAGTTTGAGGACAGCATCCCAACAATCTACACCGACGAGCAACTGAAAGAGATGGGCGTAGCCAAAGAGGAATTTGAACGTGCAATTGCATAATCTGTTTCCAACTCCTGTAGGCTTTGCTGAGTTAGGTCGCCCCTTGTCAGATGAGGAACTGTTCTTCATCCGTGAGCTTGAAACACGTCCTAATATGGGCAACACCACAAGCACGAACAACTTTGTCTTGCGTGACCCAGCTTTAACGTCCCTGCGCTCATTCATCGAGGATGCTGTTTCGGAATACTTCAAGTCCACAGTCAATCCTAAGCACAATGTAAGCCTGAGAGTGACGCAAAGCTGGTGCAACTATTCAGAGCAAGGTCAGTATCACCACAAACACGCTCATCCTAATAGTTACATCTCAGGTGTGTTCTACGTGCAGACCAACCCTGATGACAGGATTTACTTCTACAAAGACGGCTGGCAGCAGATCAAGTTTCCTCCTGACCAGTGGAACCCGTATAACAGTGAGAGTTGGTGGTTTGAGGCTTATGCTGGCAGGCTGATTCTCTTTCCTTCGTCACTGACGCATATGGTTCCAGAAATAAAGGGCGAGGACACAAGAATCTCACTATCGTTTAACACCTTTCCCGTGGGAGTTGTCGGGGAAGAAATGGATTTAACCGGACTCAAGCTGGAGGCTTAGATGGTTACTCAAGAACGCCTAAAAGAGTTGTTTGAGTATCGTGATGGGTTTCTGTATGCAAAGCAAGGCTATCAACCAAAATTTACGCCTATAAAGGGCGGCCATAGGTATATTAGGATGCGTGTCGATGGGAAAGTCTATCCGCTACATCGGCTTGTATTTTTGTACCACCACGGATATCTTCCCAAAATAACAGATCATGCAAACAATGACCGGTCTGACAATAGAATTGAAAATTTGCGAGACGTTACGCAAAGCCAAAATTGTTTAAACCGAAGGGTTCATGCCAACAATAAATCAGGAATAAAAAACGTTTATTTTGACAAAGGATGCAAAAAATGGAGCGTCCAAATAACGGTTGATAAAAAACGCAAATTGATAGGTTATTTTGAAGACATTGAATTCGCTGAATTGGTTGCAATTGAGGCAAGACACAAATTTCACGGAATATTTGCAAGAGGTTAATGATGGCTCATTTTTGTAAATTGGATGAAAACAACATCGTCACGCAGGTTGTTGTGGTAGACAACAAAGATACCGCTGATGCGTTTGGTGTGGAGAAAGAACACATCGG